GAAATTCAATTCTACAACGATTGCTCCTAATGATTCGCAGTTGATTGAAGAGCAACAGTTCGTTGTTGAGCAGGTTGCGCGGATGTTCCGCATCCCGGTTCATATGTTGCAGAGTACGCAACAGGGAGCGATGAGTTACGCCAGCGTTGAAGAATCATCGCGGCAGTTCGTCACCTACACGCTACTCCCGATGATCCAAAAAATTGAGAACGCGTATTCGATGATGCTTATCGGTGACGCGTTCCTGAAATTCAACGTTGATGGTTTGCTACGCGCTAACCTGCAAGACCGGTACACGGCGTATTCGCAAGCGATTCAGGGTGGCTGGTTGTCAATCAATGACATTCACCGGCTAGAGGATCTTGACCGCGTTGATGGTGGCGATCAGTACCGCGTTGCTCTCGCTAACGTGAACCTTGGCGCGGCTAACATCGTTGAACTTGAAAAGCGCGTGGATATGGTTGCGCGTCTGGTTCAGGTTGGCTACTCGCCTTCGGCGGCTGCGGAAGCGGTCGGGTTGCCTGCTATTGATCACACCGGTTTGCCGTCTGTGCAGTTGCAGAACGCTACTCAGGCTGCGGAATCCCCGGCCAATATTCAGGATGCTTATAACGCTCGTGGTATGGAACCGGGTGAGTTTGCTGAGGTTATTCGTTCAACGATTGATGCGATCCCTACCCCGGTGGTGAATGTGACATTGCCGGACGGTAAGACGCGTAAGATTGAACGGGACGCGGACGGGAACATTTCTAGGATTGTTGAGGAATAATGGCGGGTCTAGTTGCGGCGGGTTTGAACGCTCAGGTTTCCGGTCTTACTGCGGTTGCGGCGTATGCGAGTCTGCACACCGCTGACCCGTCTACCGGTGGCACAAGTGAAGTCACGGGTGGTTCGTACACGCGTGAGGCGATTTCGTGGGGTGCGGCATCTGGCGGCACGGCTACCTCTGACGCTGATATTGTGTTTGATGTTCCGGGTTCTACGACGATCACGCATCTTGGTTATTGGTCTGCGGTGTCGGGTGGCACGTTCTATGGTTCTCGTGCTTTGGACACGCAGCAGACGTACGCGACGGATGGCACGTACACGATCAGTTCAGGGAACTTGTCTGAGTCTGTGAGTTAGTTGTGGCGGGTCTGTTCACCCTTGATTCGGAGTCTTTGGGTGTTCTGGATGCGAATGCGCTTGGTGGTTTCGGGACCGGGTTTGTTGTTGGTTCGGTAACTAGTGCGGGTTCCGTTTCCGGTTCTGTTGGTTTTGCGGGTTCCGCGTCTGGCACGCAATCGGTTACGGGTTCGGTTACGGGTTCGGTTGGGTTCGCCGGTTCCGTTACGGGTTCGGTCACTTCGACGGGATCTGTGTCCGGTACGGAAAACAATGTGGGTTCCGTTGCGGGGTCTGCAACATCTGCGGGATCTGTCACAGGAACCATTGATGTCTCAGGCACTATTTCCGGTGTTAGTTCTCAGGCGGGTTCTGCCGTAGGCACTCCGGCTATTAGCGGCTCTGTGGCCGGTTCTAGCGTATCTGCGGGTAGCGTGACGGGAAGTGGACCGGTTCCCCCTACGCCTCCGGGTCCGCAGCCAACGGAGTCCGGTGGTGCGCGTTGGTGGTATTGGCCTGCACCGAAGATTGTCCGCAACGGACGCACTCGTTTTGGTCGCAACCGGTCACGCGGCACGGTTCGCGGCGGTGTGGCTTACACCGGTTCCGCAGATGGAACGCAACAAACACAAAACGTTCTCACGGGTTTCGCGCACATCATCTTGCCGGTGTTTATGGCTGCGCCGAATAGCCGTAAGCAACGGCGACAGGCTGAGGAAGAATTACTTATGTGGTTGGTGGACTGATGTCAATTTCAGCGAATGTGCTTTCGATTGGTTCGCCTCAGTCGCAGGTTCATGCTCCGTCCGTCCACGAACAACGTATTACGTTGCGGAATTTGCAGCCGGTAACTGATCCGCAAGAATACGCACGCGATGGTTACGTGTTTGTTTTGAATGAATTGTTCACCCTGTCTAACGGTGGTTCAGCGTCGTTCGCTATTCGTACAGGTCCGCATGGCGCACAGTTTCAGTTCTATGAAATTGATGTGGATAGTTCAAATGTTTACGCTGAACTTATTGAAGGCGCAACCTATGGAACCGGTGGAACAGTTCTCGCGTACAACCTGAACCGCAACGCGTCAGACTCTTATGATTCTGTTTTTACCGCTGCGTCAAACGTGACAGGTGGAACAGTCATTAGCGCGGAGTATGTGCCTGCGTCTAATCAGGGTGGTGGTCAGTTTTCCACGTTGAAAGTTACTACCTTGGAACCATCAACCGAATACGCTATGACGTTCACGGATGCTGGCGGCAACGGCACAGAAGTCAATTTTCAACTTGGTTTCTCTGAGCAATTCAACGGCGATAACGATATTTGGGTGAACTTCGGAACCGCGTCAGTTGATAACGGTTTCCGTTTGAAACCGCAGGAGTCAATTCAGTTGGATGTGTCTCCGCTGGATGATCTTGTTGCTTTCTCTAGTCAACCTACGAAGTTGAATGTCCTGCGACAGGTGGTCGAATAATGCCGTACTTCATTACGTCTGAGAGCGAATGTCCTGCGTGGGCTGTCGTGAAAGAGGACGGCAAAGTTGTGGCGTGCCACGACACGAAGCAATCCGCGATTGATCAGATGGTTGCGTTGAGTATTGCGGAGGATATGGAGCCGGGTGGGGAGCGTGTCACGAACGCGGTCACGGCTGTTATCACGGACATTGATGGAACGATCGTTGAGCGCGGCACTCGTCCGATTCGTGATGTTATTGATTACATCAATTCGTTGCCGGGTGATTTGTTTGTGGTGACGGGTCGTGAGGAACGGCAACGTGCAACAACTATCACGACTCTGAACAATGCTGGTTTGCGTTCGTTTATGTTGTTGATGCGTCCGGATGAGTCCGTTGATCAGGTGAGTTTCAAGGCTGGTGAAGCGGAGCGCATTGCGCAGGATTACCGCATCACGCACGTTTTCGAGAATGATGGTGCGGCGCGTGCAGCGTACGCTGATCTTGGTTTGACGGTTATTGATCCCGGCGATTTTGAGCAGCGTGCGGAGCCGGGTGAACTTTCCGAAGGCGATTTCGTGGAGTGGGATTCGTCTGGTGGTATGGCTCGCGGCCAGATTGAACACATTATGACGGAAGGCACGCTAGGGATTCCTGATAGTGAATTCAGTATCAACGCGAGCGAGGATGACCCTGCTGCGCTGATCCGTATTTTTACCGCGTCCGGTGATGGGTTTTTACCAACGGAAACTTTGGTGGGTCACCGGTTCAGCACCTTGACGCGGATTGATCCTTTGCAGCCTCCGTCGGAGGATCGTGCGGAGAACATTCCGCAATATATTCAAGATGCTGCGGCGCGTGGCCTTGAGTTGAACCGTGAGGGTTACGGCGGCGACGGTTTGACGGAGGGAACACTTCGTGAGGCTCGCGCTATGGCTCGCGGTGAAATGAGTGATGACAAGGTGGTTCGCGCTAACGCGTGGGCTGCTCGCCATGAACCGGATTTGGATGCTCCGCAGAACCGTGACCCGGAACATCCGGAGTGGCCGGGTGCGGGTGCGGTTGCTCATTACTTGTGGGGTATTGACCCGTTGGACCCCGGTCCGGCGCGGCGTTGGTTGGAACGTGAAGTTGAACGCATCCGTGACGAAAGGACAGAGATGCAGCACACAGAGATCCGCACCCTTGATACGGAGTTGCGTGCGGTTGATGAGTCGTCTAATGGGATGTCGTTCGGGGGTTACGCTTGGCGATACAATGAGCCTTCGTTGCCGTTGCCGTTTACGGAGCGCATCGCTCCGGGTGCTTTCACTCGCACGTTGAAGTCACGCAACGACATTCGTGCGTACTACAACCACAACGATGAACTGCTACTTGGTTCCACTCGCGCTAAGACTCTCCGCATTGAGGATCGTGCGGACGGTGGGTATGTGGAGATTGATCTGCCGGATACCGAACTTGGACGCTCTACCGCGTATCACATTCGCCGGGGTGACATTACCGGTATGTCGTTCGGCTTTTCTACGGTCGCTGATGAATGGTCGCAGGACGGCAACGAACGCACCCTGAACGAAGTGCGGTTGCATGAAGTGTCTGTTGTCTCCGGTGTGCCTGCATATCCGACGACTACTGCTAGTGTCCGTAACTTGAAGGTCATTGCGCACCGTACTGAAATGGACGCGGATGTTCTCGCTGACGCTATGAACGCGTTGCAGGCGGGTGAACTTGACGACGACCAAGCGAACATTCTGCGCACGGTCGTTGATCGCATGACCGGTAAGGATTCGGAACCGGAACCAACTGTTCCGTTGTCCGTTCTGCAAAAGCAAATGGATTTGCTTTCTAAGGCTTTCTAGATTTTCGTCACTACGGAGCCGTAGGACGATGCCGCACGCGGAGCCGCTGCGGGTTTGCAAGATAAATAAAACATCTATTCAAGAGAGGTATTCCAATCATGGAGTATTTGAAGCGACAGGTTGAGGCTCGCCAGCAGGCGTGGCACGCAGCCAAGACGCTCCTTGATTCTGCGGCGGCTGAGGCGCGTGACCTTACCGCTGAGGAACAAGAGCAGTATGACCGCATCAACGCTGACATTGATGCACGTACGCAGCGCATTGAGGATCTGCAAGCGGCAGAGGCTCGCGCCAAGGATATTGAGGCATCGCTGGTTGATGCACCTGAGGTTCGTGAGGCTGCGAAGGTTCGCACCGAATCGGATTTTGATATGGTCCGCGCTCTGGTGGCGGGTGACATTCGTTCGTACACTTTCGAGCGTCGTGACCTGAACACCTCTGACGATTCGGCTCTTGTGCCGCAGTCGTTCTACGATGTCATTCAGGAGAAGTTGGTTACCGTCGGTCCGATGCTTGACGGTGGCATTGTCACTCTGCTGAACACCGCTTCCGGTGAGGACATCAAGGTTCCGGTTGAGTCCACTCGTCCGGCTGCTACCGCTATTGATGAGGCTACGTCGATCACTCCGCTTGATCCGACGTTCAGCAGCATCACCCTGAAGAGCCAGAAGGTTGCCGTGCTGACCAAGGTCAGTCGCGAGTTGCTCACCGATTCGGGTATTGATGTTGTGTCCTACCTTGGACGCACCCTCGGCACTTCGGTTGGTGTGAAGGTGAACAACCTCCTGACTGTTGGCACGGGAACAAACGAAGCCAACGGTGTAGTGACGGCGGCTGGTTCCGGCGTTACCGGTGGAACCGGCGTGTCCGGCGCTTTCACCGCTGACAATCTGATCGACCTTGCGCACGCTGTTGATGGTGCGTACGTTCGGCTTGGTGGCGCTTACATGATGCGCCGTGCATCCATGGGTGCGTTGCGCAAGTTGAAGGACAACGCTGGTCAGTACCTCTACATGCCTGCGGCAACTGTCGGCACTCCCGACACGTTCGCTGGTTACCCGATTGTTGAGAACCCCGATGTTCCGGCCATTGCGACCGGTGCTAAGTCGGCTCTCTTCGGATGGCATGGTTCCTACCATGTTCGTCAGGTTGGCGGCATTGAGGTTGCTCGATCGGATGATGCCTACTTCGCATCTGATGAGGTCGGGTTCCGCGTGACCATGCGTATTTGGGGTGACCTTGGTCAGAGCGATGCGGTGAAGTATTTCATCGGCAACGCGTCCTAGTAACCTCTAGCGTGACCGGGAGGGTAGTCGGAGGCAGGACCGGCTACCCTCCCTCCTGCCAAAACCTGCCAACGGAGGAAACTAATGAACCGCGCAGAGAAGCGGCGTAGAAACCGCAACGGCGTTGCACCCATCGCAGGCCTATGGGTGAGCAATGCAGCATGGTCGCCAACGGGATACGGAACGCAAACAAAGCAAGTGGTATCCCGCATGATCAAAGACGGTCATCCCGTCGCGGTCGCAGCGAACTATGGTCTTGAAGCAACGATGAGTGCGTGGGAAGGCATTGAGCATTTCCCTCGCGGGTACGATCCGTATTCGAACGATATGGTTCACCCGTATTTCATTGATTGGTCGAAGCAGCATCCTGATCACCGGCACTACGTTTTCACTCTTTACGATGTGTGGGTTTTCAATCATCCGCGTTGGGATGAACTGCCGGTGGTGTCGTGGGTTCCTGTTGACCACATGCCGATCCCTGAGAAAGTCGGCGCGTTCATCAAAAAACCGAATGTAAATCCGGTTGCCATGAGTAAATACGGATCCGGCCTGATGACGAAAGCCGGAATTGATCACTATTACATTCCGCATGGTATTGAAACGTCAATCATGAAACCAACGGCTCAGGTGTCTGACGATGTGGGGAATGTGCGCACGGGTCGTCAACTAATGCAGGTTGATGATGATCAATTCGTGGTTGGTGTCGTCAACGCGAATAAGGGTACTGCTCCGATCCGTAAGGCGTTCGGGGAACAGTTGCTTGCTTTTTCT